AAAGGTAGAACTTGCAGCACACTCGGTTACAGCAATCAATCGTGTAGTCGAGGGTATGAATGATGTAGGTGAACACCCTAGGGCAGAGTTGCGACTAAAGGCTGCACAGACACTTCTCGACAGGGTCGGTCTGGGCAAACAAGAGAAGATTGATGTAGAAGGTAAGTTACTTCACGGTGTGGTATTGATGCCTGCCAAGAAGGAGATGCCAGTTGTGAGTGTGGAAGATTAATGGTTGAAAAAAACAGAGAACAATTTCAACAGCAGTTATTTGGAGATATTGAGTACGCATCAGAAGTTTTACGTAGAATTAAAAAAGAGATGCCTGAAACAGACATTGATTTAGGTCTTAGAGTAGGTTTAGATGCATATGCTTTTGAACAAGGTAAAATGTCTAAAAAAAAGTTTGAAGAAAAATTACTAAACATAAAAACTGATCCTAGAAGAATGGGCAGAAGAAGAGGGGATCAACAATACGAAACTAGAGGTGCTTATTATCCTGATACTGATGCTATTACTTTATTTGGAGGTGCAAGTAGAGCTTTTGAAAGAGAACTTACACCAGACCCTGAAGGAGGTAGTAGTTATAAAAGAACTCCTCAGACTGGAGAAGCTGGTAGATTTATGATTGCTGTTCATGAGTTAAGACATAGAGGCAATAATTTATTAAACAAATTAGGACTGATTGATTATAATGTTAATTTGCATTCTGATACAGATTATGATGATTTTACGTTAAGAGAAAATTTACAAATTAGGCATACTCTTCCAGAATATGAAAAAAAAGCAAATAGAGAAATAGATGAAAAAAGGTCTAAAACAAGAAAAAAGAAAATAAAAAAGATTTATAAAAAAAGTAAAGCATTACAGGATAGGTACCCCGGTGCTTACAATAAAGGTGGTAAAGTATACACCAATCAATTAAGGAGAGTGAGGATTAGTCGTGGGAGATGATAAATATAAACCACCTGAAATAATAGTCAGGGACATGGACGGTAATCTTAGAGTGTTAGACCCAAAAGACCCTGAAGATTTAAAACTAATAAGAAAACAGATAGGACTACGAACTGTAGATACAGGAGATAAGTCAGGAGATGAAAAGGCACTAGGTGGTGCCATACAAAACATAAAGAAGAAAAGAAAAAAGAAAAGACTAGGTGGTAAGATCACCTATAATTACTAGACATGAGCATAGCTTGTTTGGTATTGGATTTCGTAACGAAAGAGTATTACACAATTAGTGAACTAGAGAAGATACAGAAGGATAGAAAAAAACAGCAACCGTTTAACTCGAAAGAGTCGGAAGTAGGGAAGACCGAAGAAACGCACTAACTTTAATTAGGAGGTGTGTTATGAGTAAGCAATTTTTATATTGTTTATTACAAGAGAAAAAAAGGATTGAAGAAAGTAAAATCTTAAAAGCATTATGCAAATAAGAAACTTTAAAAAACAGAGGAAGGGTATGAAAGTATGGTTGATCCAGTTACTGCACTGGCTACAGCAACTGCAGCTTTTAACGTCATTAAGAAAGGCTTTGAGGTGGGTCGTGACGTGGAAAGCATGTATGGAGATATGGGTAGATGGATGGGTGCTTGCTCCGATATCAACCAAGCTCAAAAGATGTCGCAGAAGCCTCCGCTATTTAAAAAGATATTTGCGGGTGCGTCTATTGAAGAGGAGGCGTTAAATGCTTTCGCAGCTAAGAAAAAAGCTCAAGCGATGGAGAATGAACTTAGGACGTTCATTAACTTTGCACATGGGCCGAATGCATGGAATGAACTTTTGCAAATGCAAGGAAAAATTAGAAAACAAAGACAAGAAATGATTTACAAACAGCAAGAGAGACAGAGAAAGATGATAGAGATATCTTCTATAACAGTGGTAGCATTACTGGCAGCAGCTATGATGGTATGGATTGCCACAGCAGTAGCTAGTAAGGTAAAAGCACACGATCTCTGTGGAGAGTTTAAAACGGGCTACGCCATCTGTATAAACGAAGGATACGATCAGGCACACGCTAGTATGTTTAACAAAAGGTTTCCTAAACACGAGAGATATATAAGTTGTAAGCTGTCGGAGTATAGACCATACAACAGCAACGATATGGAAGGTATGCAATGTAGATACAGATTTCCTAATCAGGATAGTTTTACTATTGTTACCTATGAGGGTATGTGCCCTGAACAGTTGACATGTACGGTGAGTAATTGAGAAGAACAACATCAACCATCCCATTTGGATATGAACTATCAGAGGATGGAAAAGAATATATTCCTATAGAGAAAGAGTTGGAATTGTTAGAAAAGGCGTTTACATTCGCAAACAGCTGTGGGCCTGCAAAAGCTGCGAGATGGCTAAGTACAGCATCGGGTAGGAAGATATCAAACCCCGGTCTGACAAAGCGAATGAAAATAGGTGTACACTTAGATAGATGACAGAAGAACAGAAACCAAAAAGAGGTAGACCTCCCAAGAAAGAGGGAGAACCTAAGACGAGTTATAACTGGTCTAGAAAGATGAAGGCCAGATTGGCTACTCAGAGACAGCTATCTGAAAAGAAGCGAAGAGCTGAAAGACTGACGAAACAGGCTAAGAAAGCGAGGCGTTCAGCCAAGGAAGCTCAAGAAGCTGCTGTCAAGGTGGACAATGCTCTGAAGGGAAGACAGAAGTCCGTCAGTGTGATCACAGATGAGGACTTGAAGAAGGTGCCTCAAGCTGTACGTGAGCATTTACAGCACCATGACGTAGTATTCAGGGCTAACGAAGGCCCACAGACTATGTTCCTTGAGTCACCTGAAAGAGATGTCTTATACGGAGGAGCAGCAGGAGGGGGAAAATCCTATGCATTATTAGCAGATGTGCTGCGAGATGCATCAAATCCCAACCATAGGGGCTTGCTGTTAAGAAGAACACTGGCAGAATTGACCGAATTGATAGACAAAAGCAAGCAACTCTATCCAAAAGCGTTCCCCGGAGCTGTATTTAAGGAGGCAAAGTCCATCTGGCAGTTCCCATCAGGTGCTAGGATATGGTTTTCATACGTAGATGATGACCGAGACGTGACTAGATACCAAGGACAAGCGTTCAATTGGATAGGAATAGACGAAATTACACAGTATCCCACACCATACGTGTGGAATTACTTACGTTCTCGACTGAGAACAACGGATAAAGACTTAGGAATGTACATGAGATGTACAGCAAACCCCGGAGGAACCGGTGGTTGGTGGGTAAAAAAGATGTATATCGACCCAAATCCACCAAATGACCCCTTCTGGGCTAAGGATTTTGACACTGGTAAGGTTTTAAAGTACCCAGTGAACCACCCAAAGGCCGATCAGCCGTTATTTTTACGCAAATTCGTGCCTGCGAGGTTAACAGACAACCCATATTTGTTTGAAGACGGTCAATATGAAGCAATGTTGATGTCTTTGCCTGAAATAGAGAGAAAAAGGTTGTTAGAAGGTGACTGGGACGTAGCAGATGGCTCTGCTTTTACTGAATTTAGCCGTGAGACACACGTTGTAGAGCCGTTTGATGTGCCATCTGGCTGGACTAGGATACGATCAGGCGATTATGGGTATTCTTCACCCTCATGTATCCTCTGGGGAGCCATAGATTGGGACAATAACATATGGATTTATAGAGAACTCTATGTAAAAGGGTTCACAGGAGAAAGGTTAGGAGATTTGATAGTACAAATGGAAAGAGAAGACCCACCAATGCAGCAGACAACGCTGGATTCTTCCTGTTGGAACAGAACAGGCTTAGGGCCTTCTATTGCCGAGACTATGATACGAAGAGGAGCACGATGGACACCAGCGGACAGGAACAGAATTGCAGGGAAGATAGAAGTCCACAGGAGATTAGCCTGTGATGACCGTGGTACTCCTAGGCTTCGCTTTTTTTCTACGTGCAACAATACAATCAGGACTCTACCTACACTACCTATATCTAAAACTAACCCTGAAGATGTGGATACGAAAGCTGAAGATCATGCTTACGATGCGTTGAGATATATGGTAATGAGTAGAACTTTGATGAATGTGCATTCTCCACATAGGATGATGAAGCAGACACAGCAATATGAACCACAAGATCAGATATTTGGGTATTGATAGATGACAGATAGATTAGCATTAAAAAAAATAAAAGATTTTAAGTCGTTGGTAGAGCAATTAGAAATATCTTCTATAGAGGATATTCCTGAATTAGATGATTTAACAGAAAAATTTCAAACTGGTAATGCTTCTCTTAAAGATGCTTGGTTTGCTAAATTATACAAACAAGGTTTAAAAATACAACAGACTGCTATTGATGCTCCTGAAATGGGAGATTTAAAACAGCTTGCGTTGAACATGCAAAAAAGATTTCCTTCTCAATTAAAAACAAAAGCGGGAACCGGATCACTAGCAAGACAAATAAAATCAATGAAAAATAATTTTTCAAAACAAGGGGTGGAGAATGCTTTAGATCAATCTTACTCTAAAGACATGTTTAAAAAAGGTTTCTCTAGGACTGACGTAAAAGCATTAGACACTGCAGTTGAAACAGTAAAATTAGGTTTAGGAATAAAGCCGGAAGTAAAATCTAAAATATTTAAAAGTATACCTACAAATGAAATGGTAAAAAAAGTTGTAGCAGGTATTGCAAACATACCTGATCAAGAAACTAAAAGATTAATTCTTTTAGGATTATTTGGTACTAGAGGAGCTCAAATAAACGATATAACTAGCGATGTATTTTATGGTGAAGATATAGGCAGGCCTTATTATGATCGTGAAAAAGGCATTATGATGGGTGTTGAAATTGAAGAAGGTAGAAAAGGTTTAGCCGCTAAAG